ATTGGAGTACTCATGCCCCGGCAGCTAGGGCATCTTCACAGGACAACATCATGTTCATCAGGCGTAAGCGTGAGGACATCGTGCGTAACACTGTCAACAAACTATTGAAGAGGGCTGCATAATGTTAGAAGACTTACAAGTAATATGGAATGTGCTACATGGATTCCGTGAAGATTGTATCTCACAGGATGATGAGCTATGGGATGACATCTGTACTGCTATGGCTCATATCCATGAAGCACTTGAAATTGATCAAGAAGATATTGACTAGGAGAACCGTATGTCTAAGGGAATGCAATATGATTTAGCTTTGTTGCAAGACTTAATCTGTGTAAAGAAAGTAGAGGTAGACACTGGAGGCTTTGTCTATTTTAAAAACGACAAGTTAAGACAGTACTTGGACGATGTAAAATTCACAGAGTGGACTGTACCTCAAAGACACTTTAGAACTTTTGCAAATTTCTCACTTGATTTTATGCATAGAGAAAGGAAGCACAGGTATCTGTTTAGCCACATCCCCAATAATAAGTGGGGTAATTGTTTAGTTGATAAGCTAAAGAAATGGATACATCCTGATTGCTACATGCGTGTAAGAGGACAGTACCTTGATCACTCCAAGCTAGATGAAGGAGAGAGCTGGAGGAATTTCCAGGATGGACAGCCTATCAACAAGAGTAAGTATCTTAGACTTTATTTTCACAGGAGGTAAGTAAGTGACTTCTGTTTACATAGAGGTTAAGATAGACAAAGAGGCAGATAAGATTTGCAAGGAAGAAGTATACGAAGTCCTTGAAGATCTTATCTATAACGAGAAGCTAACTTGGTCTACCAGACTAAGCAGCTTCTTCAAACATAAGTACGTCAGGAGTAATTACGATGAGTAAATCAATTTTAAATGGCTCAGAGATTCGAGCAGCCGTAGGTGCTGATAACCTTAAAACTCTAAGAAAAGATTATAAACTTTTAGAGTGGTTCAATACGCTTAACCATACTGAGCGTGGTTGTTGGTTTGATAGAGACTATGATGCACTAGAGTCTCTACTTAGTTTTATAAGAGATGAATATAAAATGGTTCCATCCAAGTGTCGTGATGGTAGTGCTGATCACTACAATTTAACGTACAAGGGTGAGCCTGATGCGTGGGTTGAAGATGAGTAATGTAGTAAACATCTTTGGCAAACAGGAGGAGAAGGAATTACAATTTCTTTTTGTCTATTTACTAGAACACAAAGAGTTGTTTGACTTTTATCCACCTGGGTATATGTCGAAACAAGGTGAGCTTTGGTTGCTAAGTACCTGTTTAGAAAAGCTTAAAGAAGCTGGCTACACAGTAGTAGACTTAGAAGAATAATGTTATTATTCACTATTTACTACTGTTCGTTTTTGCTGTATACTTACCTATACAGTCTTTGAAGAAGAGAAGTTAAAAGTATTTATTATTATTTCTTCAAAGACTTTATAGTCTATCATAGTTATTTAATTTGAGGGGATGTTTTATTCATGGATGCATATCAAAGTTATATTCACAAGAGTAGGTATGCTCGTTACCTACCAGAAGAAGGCAGACGAGAAACGTGGGAAGAGACTGTTCAAAGATACGTTCAGTTTTTCAAGGACAAAGGGTATTTAAAATCCAAGGAAGCTGAAGAACTCTATGAAGCTATACATAACCTAGATGTTATGCCTAGCATGAGAGCTTTGATGACAGCAGGTGGAGCAGGTGCGTTAGACCGGGACAATGTTGCAGGGTTTAACTGTGCATACCTAGCGATAGATAGTCCAAGATCTTTTGATGAGATGATGTATATCTTATTATGTGGTACTGGTGTTGGATATAGTGTTGAACGGCAGTACATCAACAAATTACCAGCAGTAGAAGAGGATATGCATGAAACAGAAACCATTATTCATGTCGCAGATAGTAAAATTGGATGGGCGAAATCATTCAGAGAACTGGTATCGCTGCTTTATTCAGGCCAAATACCCCGATGGGACGTTAGTAGAGTTAGACCTAGCGGCAGCGTCCTCAAAACTTTTGGAGGCCGGGCAAGTGGCCCTGAACCTCTTGTCGAACTCTTCAACTTTACGGTCGGAATTTTTAAAGGTGCGTCTGGTCGAAAGCTTAATTCCCTTGAATGTCACGATCTGGCATGTAAGATCGCAGAGATTGTCGTTGTCGGAGGCGTTCGCAGATCAGCCCTCATCTCGCTTAGCAACCTCACAGATGACAGATTGAAGAGAGCCAAGCATGGTAATTGGTGGGATCACACACCACATAGAGCTTTGGCAAACAACTCTGCTTGCTACACAGAGAAGCCAGATTTTGAAGCCTTCCTCAATGAGTGGAGTAGTCTCTACGAATCGAAGGCAGGTGAGCGAGGGATATTTTCTAGGGTAGCTAGTCAACACCAGGCGGCTAAGAGTGGAAGGAGAGATGCCGATCAAGAGTTCGGTTGCAATCCTTGCAGTGAAATAGTACTTTTATCAAATCAGTTTTGTAACCTAAGTGAAGTGGTTGTTCGACCCGAAGATACTGTCGAAGAATTAAAATGGAAGGTACGTTTAGCTACTATATTAGGTACACTCCAAGCTACACTTACAGACTTCAGATATCTACGTGGAATATGGCAGAAGAACACAGAAGAAGAAGCCTTACTTGGTGTCAGCTTGACAGGGATCATGGACAATTCTGCTATGACCTTAGAGAATCCAAGACTTCCAGAACTTTTAGAGGAATTAAAGAATGAAGCTATCAAGACTAACAAAGAATGGGCTAAGAGGTTGGGCATTAAACAGTCTGCGGCAATCACTTGCGTCAAGCCCAGTGGAACGGTATCGCAACTTGTTGATTCAGCCAGTGGTATTCATCCTCGTTATTCTCAGTACTACATTCGTACAGTACGAGCCGACAAGCGTGATCCCCTCTGTACTGTCCTGAAGGACGCAGGAGTGCCCTGTGAAGACGATCTACGTTCACCTAGTACACTAGTATTTAGTTTTCCTAAACGCTCACCAGAGGGCGTATACACAGCCTCAGAGGTAAGGGGCTATGATCAGCTATTACTATGGGAAGTCTATCAAGACCACTGGTGTGAGCATAAACCCAGTATGACATGTTACTATAGGGACGATGAGTTCCTGGAGATAGGTCAATGGGTTTATAATAAGTTTGATTCTATATCAGGCATAAGCTTCTTGCCTTATGACGGTCATGTGTATGAACAAGCTCCGTATCAACCTATTAGTAAGGAGAAATACGAAGAGCTTATCGCAGACTTCCCTCAAGAATTTGATTGGGATATCATTGAAGAGCAAGACAATACTGAAGGCACACAAACATTGGCATGCACAGGAGATAGTTGTGAAATCTGAAGAGTTTAGACAGGGTGTTCAAGACTGTATGGAAGGTACTCCTTGTAAGTCTGGTATGTCTGAGGACTACCAGAAAGGATATGCTTTTCAATATGAAACAGAGCAGCGATGGTCTGCTCAATATGATATAGAGGTAGTCTATGAATAGTGAACTGGCAATCAAGATCGAGGATGCTTGGGTCAGGGCATGGGTCATGTGTATGGGTGTCAATCCACCAGGCAGACATAGCATGTTGAAATTGTTTCAAACATTCTGTTACAATAGATTAAAAGGTGGGGATTTTTCATCTTTGTCTCAAGAAGAATTTGAGACTGCTGTATTTGAAACAATTCCTAAATTTGTAGAAGCCCTCGCATCTGGCGAGGTACAATAGAGGAGAAACATAATGGCAGTAATTGAAGGAACTGCGTATTGGAGTAGTATTACCACTCCTAACAGGAAGTTTGAACCTGTGTACTCTACGAATCTGGTTGTGCCAGATGACGTAGCTGCTAAATTCAAGGCCGATGGCTATTCTGTGAAAGAAATGGATGAAGGTCAGGCTTTGATCATTAAGCGGAAGGTTGCTAAGAAAGGTGGTGGTACTAACCCAGCTCCAAAATTAATTGATCAGGACTTGCAACCTTTGGATGCTCAAGTAGGTAATGGGTCAAAGGTACGTGTCCAGTATCGGCCTTGGGAAACTACTAATTCGTATGGTACTTTCAAAGGGCTTGATCTTCAATGTGTGCAAGTGTTAGAGCTAGTTGAGTATGGTGAATCTTCTGCTGACGGAGAAGAGCTTGGCTTTGTCGAGCAGGTTAATCGTGAGTTTGTCGAGGATCTTATAAAGGATGCACTATGAGTGAGAAAGAAGAGTCAACATTCACTCATGGTGACACCTCGTATAAGTTTAGCGAACTTGATGACCACTCACAAAAGTGTTATAAGCTTGTGATGAAAGTCACCAAGGAGATTGAGCAGCTTGAAGCTGATTTAGCTATAAAAAAGGCTGCTTCGATTTATCTCTCTAAACAAATACTATCCAACATGGATAAGCAGAAGGATGATGAGGGGCGATAAGCCCCTTATTTTTCTATATGCTTTAATATCTTTCGAGATATGTCTACATATCTTGGAATTATTTATTGATGTTCAACCCTATATAAACAGGTGAAAAATGGATACACATTTCGTAACACATCGTAAGCCTTGCCCAAAATGTAACAGCTCTGATGCTGTTTCAATCAACCAGGACGGCAGTGCTAAATGTTTTAGCTGCACTACGTTCTTCCCAAAGTTCGACTCATCCTCTAATGTGGAGAGAATTGTGACTGAAAAGAATCATGTCATGGATGTAGCTGAAGGTGAGTTTGCAGCCTTGAAAGATAGAAACATCTCACTTGAAACTGCAAAGAAATATAATGTACGTGTCACTAAGAATGACAAAGGCTATATCAACAGTCATCGTTATCCTTATTACGTTGAGAACGATCTGGTAGGCTATAAGATTCGCAAGCGAGATAAGAACTTTGCTTGGGAGGGTCAGTCAACTGCTGTAGGTCTGTTTGGTCAGCAGCTCTTTAAAGGTAAGGGTAAGTATGTCACACTGACTGAAGGGGAGTGTGATGCAATGGCTGCTTATGAACTCACTGGGTCTAAATGGCCTTGTGTTTCAATACGTAGTGGTGCAGGTGGTGCAGTCAGGGATGTCCAAAATAACTTGGAATTTCTTGAATCGTTTGAGAATGTCATTATAAACTTTGATAGTGACAAGCAAGGTAGAGAGGCAGCTAAGAAGGTCGCAAGACTGTTGAGTCCAGGCAAAGCTAAATTGATGCTATTGCCTGACGAGTTCAAAGACGCTAACGATGTACTTAAAGAGAATAAACATTCGGTATATACGACAGCGTGGTGGGCAGCTAAGACTTACACACCTTCTGGTGTCTACAATCTATCAGACAAGCGTGAAGATTATCACGACAGACCTCGCAAAGAATCCCTGCCTTTTCCTTGGGAGGGACTTAACAATAAGATCTATGGACTACGACAAGGTGAATTGATCACATTCACAGGTGGAACAGGGCTTGGTAAGTCAAGTGTGACGAGAGAACTTAGTCACTGGTTAGTCACACAGACTGAAGATAACGTAGGTATTATTGCCCTTGAGGAAGATTGGCACAGAACAGTGGATGGTATTTTATCTATTGAAGCGAACGCTAAGTTGCATATTGAACAAGAGCGTGAGATGTTCTCAAAAGATGACCTTAATGTGCTGTATGATAAAGTGTTTATGGGCAAGAACAAAGATCGTGTATGGATTCATTCACATTTAGGACTACATAATATTGACGAGCTGTTTAGTAAGCTACGTTTTATGATTGTAGGTTGTGGTTGTAAGTGGATAGTTCTGGATCACTTACACATGCTTGTGTTGTCTATGGTTGATGGAGATGAACGGCAAGGTATTGATCATATTATGGGCAGACTAAGAGAGCTTGTCGAGGAGACTCATGCAGGACTGATTCTTGTATCACATCTACGTAGAGTGGATGGTAATCGAGGTCACGAGAATGGTATTGAGACAAGCCTATCTCACTTGAGAGGCTCTCAGAGTATAGCGCAAGTTAGTGATACTGTTTGTTCTATCGAAAGGGATCAGCAAGCTGACTGTCCTATCACAGCTAATACCAGTAAGATACGTGTACTAAAGTGTCGCTATTCTGGTGACGTAGGATTAGCTACAAGTTTGCTATATGATAAGGTAACTGGTAGGTTATCTGAAGTAGAGATGGATACAGATGAGTTGACAGGAGAAACTCTATGAAGTCTTTAGTCTTTGACATTGAAGCGAATGATATAGATGCTACAAAGATCTGGTGTCTAGCAGCAGTTGATGTAGATACTAATCAACAGTATTCCTATGGGCCTAGTCAGCTTGATGAAGCCTGGGAGCTATTGAAATCTTATGATAGATTGATAGGACATAACATCATAGGCTATGACTTACCTGTAATTAAAAAGTTAGCTGGTGTTGATCTATCTGATAAGATGGTACTTGATACCCTTGTACTGTCTCGTTTATTCAACCCGGTACGTGAAGGAAATCATGGGCTTGAGAGCTGGGGCTACAGATTAAATAGTCCAAAAGGAGACTTTGAAGACTTTGATAGTTTTAGTACAGAGATGCTAGACTATTGTGAGCAAGATGTTCTATTGAATGCGAAAGTCTTCCATGCGTTGCGACAAGAAGCAAAAGGATTTAGTAAGAAGTCGGTTGCTTTAGAAACAGAAGTAGCCCACATCCTACACGAGCAACGTGAGCGTGGGTTCTTGTTTGATGTTGAAGCAGCTTCAAAGCTATTAGCTACATTACAGGAACGTCTATCTCAAGTAGAAGCAGATGTTCAAGAAGATTTTAAATCCAAGATAGAAGTGATAAAAATCTATCCTTTCAGAACTAAGACAGGATCTATATCAAAAATGGGTTGTGTCAGTCCCGAAAAGAAAGTACGTTTAACTGATGAAGAGTATCAACAGTTTCAAGAAGGATCTAAAGTTCTTATACGGACTAATGAAAAGGAATTTAATCTTGGTAGTCGTAAGCAGATAGGAGAATACCTACAAGAATACGGATGGATTCCTGAGAAGTTTACCCCCACCGGGCAACCTATTGTGGATGAAGGAATATTAAATAAGATTAAGGATATTCCACAGGCTCAAATGATTGCTGAGTATCTGATGTTGCAAAAGCGTATAGCTCAGATTAATTCCTGGTTTAAAAATCTCAAAGAAGACAATCGAGTACACGGCTTTGTTAATCCGAATGGTACAATTACTGGACGGATGACACACAGAGATCCTAACCTAGCTCAAGTACCTAGCACGAAGTCAACCTATGGTTCTGAATGCAGGGCTTGTTGGATCGTACCTGATGGATATAAACTTGTGGGCATTGATGCGAGTGGGCTAGAGCTACGCATGTTGGCACACTACATAGACAGTGAGGACTTTACAAATGAAATTCTCGATGGAGACATACACACCTCTAATCAAAAAGTTGCAAAACTTGAATCAAGAAATCAGGCGAAACATTGTATCTATGCCATCATCTACGGAGCAGGAGATCTTAAACTTGGTCAAGTGGTCGGAGGAAGTGCAAGAGATGGTAAAAGAATTAGACAATCTATTGCTAGTAATATCCCATCATTTGAGGATCTTAGAAATCGAGTGCAAGGAGCAGCTCGAAAAGGTTACATCAAAGGATTAGATGGTAGAAAGGTTACTATTCGTAGTGAACATGCTGCTTTAAATTCTTTGTTGCAATCGGCTGGTTCAATTGTGATGAAGGAAGCTTTGGTGTTGTTCAACAGGACTATAAAAGAAAAAGGGCTTGATGCTCACTTTGTCGGCAACATACATGACGAGTGGCAGCTTGAAGTAAGAGAGGATCTGGCAGAACAAGTAGGCCAGTTAGGTGTCCAGGCTATTGAAGAGGCTGGTAAAACATTACAACTTAAATGTCCATTAACAGGAGAATACAATGTGGGAATTAACTGGAGTGAAACACACTGACATGAAACAACAAAGCATTTTTGATGATATAAGTCCACATAAATTACACAGAAAAGATGATCCTGAAACAAGTAAGGAAGCAGCTCGTACTACTCCTTTGTCTAAAAGGAGAGCTTTTGTTTTAAATTTAATTGAAGAAGCAGGAGCAAGGGGAGTAACTATTAGAGAGATGACTAAACGCTTTCCTGAGATGCCCTCTAGTTCAATAACTTCTAGGCCAAACGAACTAGAAAAATTAGGATTTATCTTTTATGCAGGAGACAAACGAGATGGATCAAGAGTTATCAGACATATTGATTATAAAAAAGAAGTGTAGTTATGTCGGAAACAACTGGTCGGAAACTCACTGAGCAATCTGAATTATTTGGAGAGCTTGAAGAACAACGTATACCAGGCGTAGAGTATCGTAAATGTATTAAGTGTTTACAAGAACTACCTATTGATGTATTTTCTTTTCACGATAATAGAGGTGGTTATCGAAGAACAGAATGCAGATCATGTTCAAATGAACTTGAAAGAATTAGGAAAGAACTACGTTCTAAAACAGAACCTGCAAAAGAAGATCATCGTTGTCCTATTTGTTTAATGGATAAAGATGAAGCAGAAGGTATTAAACATAATGGAAAACAATATGGAACGTGGGTACTTGACCATGACCATATAACAAATACTTTCAGAGGCTGGCTTTGCCAAAAATGTAATAGAGCTTTAGGTAACTTTAATGATAGTATAGAAAGATTAGAAAGAGCTGTCCAATACTTGAGGAAACATAATGAAAAATCTTAGCACATTAGTTAAAGACATTTATGCAGCTTTGAATCCTTTAACCAAGGGCGAAGCCATAGCAATTACGGATGAACAAATTGATGAGTTCGGAGAGTCCATTAAAAATGCATTAAGACAATGGGCTAGACCGGGAGAACGTAATAGTCAGTTCAATCTACGCATGTCTAACATAGGAAGACCAGCTAGGTTCTTATGGTTCGACAGACGAAGCAGCTCTGAAGATAATACAATGCTTGAAAGCACTATGATTAAGTTTCTTTATGGACATATGTTAGAAGAAATACTTATCTTGTTTGCCAAGTTATCAGGACACACAGTAACTGATGAGCAGAAACAAGTAGAAGTTTCAGGTGTGCAAGGACATATCGACTGTAAAGTTGATGGTGAAGTAGTAGATATAAAGACTGCTTCTAACTATGCCTATAAGAAGTTCAGTGAACAAACGCTACGAGATGATGATCCCTTTGGATATATTGCTCAACTGTCTGGCTATGAAGAAGCAGAAGGTACAACAGAAGGCGGCTTTCTTGTTATCAATAAAGAGACAGGCCAATTATGCTTGTATCAACCAGGAGAACTTGATAAAATCAATGTTAAGAATAAAATTGATAGCTTGAAAAAAGCTATTGATTCAGATGAAAAGCCCCCTCTTTGTTATCAACCAGTACCCGAAGGCAAGAAAGGAAACATGAAGCTACATAGGAATTGCACTTACTGTAATTTTAAGTTTGATTGTTTTGAAGATGCTAACAATGGTCAAGGCTTGAGAGTTTTTCAATATGCTAAAGGCCCAATGTATTTAACTCGTGTAACAGCTCCCCCAAAAGTGCAAGAGATTACCCCATGAATAGTAAGAAGATGAAAAAGATTCGGAAGCAAGCGTTAGTTATCCTTAAAGAATGGTTGCTAACACTTGTTTCTGATGAAGAAAAAGAACAAATTACTGATGACAGACTACCTTATTTACTTCCTAAACAAACACATATTAGACATGATTCTACTGTCTATCTTAGTGCTTTCTCTTTTAAATGGACAATTAAAAAACTAAAACATTTAGTTGCTCAAAATCCTTCACGTTCTATAGAAACCTATACCTATGAAAAAGATATTGAACCCCACGTTGTTACAGTTAGATGATAAAGATCAAACCTTACCTATAGGTATATTTTTAATTATATTAGGTAAGGCATTGTATGACCATGAAGGAGATATTGAAATTATAGGTGAAGATATTCTTGTTCACTTATATAATTTATTGCTAGATGAACTTGAAGAAAGACAAGGAACATTACATTGAAAAGATTTCATAGAAAAAAAAGACCTATTGATAAAGCTCCTGTCGAGGGATATGATTCTAATTGGGAGTATGAACTACATATGGGTTTGCTTAAATCCTGGACACATCATGAAGGAAAGATTCCATATATTGTAGAGCATATGTACCATCCAGACTTTGTGTTAGAAGTTAATGGACAGACAATTTTACTTGAAGCTAAAGGACGCTTCTGGGACTATGCAGAATACAGCAAGTACATCTGGATAAATAAAGTACTTCCAGATCAAACAGAACTTGTGTTCTTGTTTGCTAATCCTTCTGCACCTATGCCTCAAGCTAAACGCAGAAAAGATGGTACTAAACGCAGTCATGCTGAATGGGCAGAGTCACATGGATTCAGATGGTTTTCTGAAGAAAGTCTACCTGATATTTGGATAGATAAACGCTACCGTAACAGTAAAGAATTTAAAGAAGTCTCTCAAAACAACTTAAAGGAAATGGAATGAAATCACATAATAAAATGGCAATAGGAATAACTCTTATAGGTTTGTGTATATGGTTAATGTCTATATTGGTGACAAGCATATGAGTATTAATGAAGTAACACCAAAAGAGTGGGACAGTTTAAAAGCTAAAGGGCCAGATAAACCAGAAGATTGTTTAATGTCAGCACAAAAACCAAAGACTATTACAGGTAGTTTATACCACCCGGCTGATAACATGTTAGATAAGCAAATGTTCCCTGAAGAAGATGTGGTAAATCATCCAGCTCATTACAATAAAGGGGGTGTAGAAGCGATAGACTATATCGAACAACAACTTTCCGAAGGCTTTAAATATTACTTAGTAGGCAACGTCTATAAATATCTCCATCGTTGGGAATACAAAGACGGCTTACAGGATTTAAAGAAAGCTCAGTGGTATCTCAACAGAATGATTTCAGATATTGAGGATACAACATGATAAAATTACTATGTACTTTATTATTAATATGTTCGGGCATATCTTTTGCAGACACAGAACAGGCAGAAATTAATTGCCTTGCTCAAACAATTTACTTTGAAGCTCGATCAGAACCAGTAGAAGGACAATATGCAGTAGGTTTGGTAGCTCTTAACAGAGTTCAAAGTCCACAGTTTCCTAATACCTTGTGTGGTGTAACACAACAAGCGTGGCGAGATGAAAAAGGACAACCTATTAAATATAAGTGTCAGTTTAGTTTTTACTGTGATGGTGAACCAGAGCATGTTAAAGATGAAAAAGCCTGGATATTGGCTTGGACATTAGCTAAAGGATTAGTACGACATACTCCATCCAGAGATATAACTAATGGAGCGTTATACTACCATGCGAATTATGTAAGTCCGTATTGGGCTGTAGCGCAAACACAAACCGTACAAATAGATACCCATATTTTTTACAAGTAAGAAGGTAAGGTAATAGCTATGACAGATTATTACAATCGTAAAGATGAGAGGCGTAAGAAGTTCAACAAGAAAAAGAAAGATACTTTCAAACATAACAATCACCATAAGGATAAGTTAAAAGATGAAACAAAGCACAACAGAAGGTAATCTAGCGTCCTTTAAAATCTTTGTAAATTCAAAGGGGGTAGTAATGACAGAGTTTAGTATTCTTCCCCCTAAAGAAGCCAACAAAGTTTTTAAAGATGATGAGTTGCTTTTAATAAAAAAATTATTAACTGAAGCTGAAGTAAAACTTGGAGGGCTGCACGAATACTTAGAAAATGAACTAAGTAGTTTTGTACAGCCTACCTAGAATAGTTCATTAACACATTATAAAAACCATATAAAATCGCAACACTTATTCCTATACCGATAAGTACAGCAATACCATCAAGAATTGAACGTCTTCTTCTTTTCTGTTTATAAACTAATCTTTCTCGTTTAGTTCTTATATCTTTACGCATCTGTATCATTTCACGATACGTTTCAATTCCATATACGACAACGATTAGATCTCGTATCTCCCTCTCTTGCTGTTCAATCTTTTTCTTTACGATAATTGCATTCAGAGCTTCTTGTTCTACTGATCCTTTATCTAATAGTTTTCTAAATATAGGAGGCTTTTCAGATTCTCTTTGAGCTTCATTGATATCAGCTACATAGCCATACCATCTGCCTAGATGTTGAGCTACATCTTCAATCTCTCGCCCACGTTTTACAAGAGTCTGAACACCTTTAAAGGCAGTCGTAGCCATTGATAATAATGCAAGAGGCTCCACACTATTTGCTCCTTTTTTTCTTGCGCTTAAATTCTTTCAAGCGTTTTCTTGGATTTGTAATAGATACAAAATATGAACCCACTATTGTACAGTTGGACAAACAGGCAATTCTGTATTCACACCACCCACACCTATTACTCCCGATGATTGGTTATTAACACAGTTAACACCAGCAACCCAAACAGTATTAGAATTATTTAGTTGATCAAGTATACCCTGTAATTGAGCATCATAGTTTGGAATGTTAAGTCCATTTATTTGATTTAATATTTGATTAAAATTGCTTGTATAATCTGGAAAGTTAAGATTACCTAGAGCATCTAATACAGCAGAATTATCTCCACCTGAACCACCATTAATACTTGCTAGTCCTAATCCTAACCCAAGATCTACTGCTTGTTGACCTGCTACATTGATAGCATCATAAGATCCTAATCCTAGATTCAACATGTTCTCGCTATTTTGACCTAACATACCATAAAGAGCTGCGGTTTTTTGACCGTCTTGTTGTATACGAGCTAAGTTGCTTTGCATATTATGCCTGGAAATAGATTTCTGAGCATCGCTAGACACCCACATACTTCCAAGGCTTCCGACAACCGGGAGGACTGCTTTAGTCCATTCTAATGCTACCGATTGTTGAGGTAATACTTGTGTGTTTGGAGACTGCATAAGGGCTAAAGCCATTACTGCTGAACCTGCTGCACTATTATCTCCACTAGCTGCTATCTTTGATAAAGCTTCAGACTTAGCTTGTTGAGCTTGTGCTTGAGCTATCGCTACTTTTTCTACAGCTTGATAGTATTCCATTCCAGCAGACTGACAGCCTGTTAAGACTACAAAGCATAATGCTGTAAATAGTTTTTTAATCATTTGTCTTATCCTCTAATATGTAAAATGTTTTAGGTATCTAAGAATACCTGTTAATAAAATTACAGAAGCAGCACCATTAACAATTATAATTGCTCTATCCTTCCAAAGAATACCTACCCATAACCAGCCAAGCATTCCTATAAAAGAAAGTCCAAGGTCTAATGCTGCATTAAACTGAGCAGATCGTATACACATGGCAACTAATAAGATAATAGAAGCTATCCATTTTATGTACCAATCAATCGTATACTTAGGAGTTGCAGACTTGTAAATTCTTTTAGAGTTTGCAATCTCTTCTTGGGTATACTTAGCCTCACTCTCCCCAGACTTTTGTTTTTTTGCCGCCTTCATATTCTACTGCGTGTCCTTCAGTTATTAGAGTTGCACATACATCTACATTATCAACATATGGTATCCCTAATATTCTTCCAAATTTTCCTTTGCCTAAACTTTTAAGTTTAAACGTGTCTTTTAAAATCTCTGCTAATCTTTCTTTTGCCAATAGTCCTAACTTCTTTTCTATAGGTCTACGACAACGGCTTTCAGGCGCATCAATTCCAGCTAGTCTAATAAACTGTTCAGAGAGTACAACATCAAACCCTAAATCAATATTACATACGATTGTATCTCCGTCTACTACACGAACTAATGTACAATTATATATGTAAGGTTCTACCATTTAACTTTATCAGCCCAATAAGCTGCTGACATTTTTCCTTTTTTAATATTTTTACCATGTCTAGCTTTAAAACTTTTACGTTTAGCTTTCATTCGTGCTGATTCACCAGCTTTAGGTTTACCTGCTGTCTTAGCTCCTTGCTCACCAAATCGAATTGTTTTAACTTTATCACCTACTTTAGCTACAACCACATGAGATTTTTTAGGATGATTAGGTGTACGTTTTGGTTTGTTATATCCTGATACTCCTGCCCTTTTTAATCTAGAATCTTTTGTAGTCATTCCTGTTTCCCCTTACCTAAAAATAAACCAAACACGGCAGTCATCGCTCCAGTACATACAGATACTAAACCAGCCTGTTCAATTGTTGGAGCTTCTAAAGTTGTGAACCAATGTATAACATCCCAACAAGCTAGAGCCATCATCAATACTAATAGTCGTGGAACTATACGCCACTTGTCAAATTCTTCAGGTGTCATAGCTTACGCATCTTCATAAGCTTGTCAGCACCTCTAATACCAAAAGACGCACTGACCGCAATAAAAAGGAGGTAGGAATACCACTCAGGGAGGTTAGACAAAGCATCAAAGGATGCATGAACCCTATCTAATACAGCAGGGTCATTAAACGCAACTGCATAACCTACCATAAAAATGGGAACGGCTAACACAATTGTCCAAAATTCGTCTTTCCAGCTAGACCCTGATGCGGCAGCCATTTTAGATTCCCAATCAGCATCATGTTCGATGATAGCCATCTTAGCTTTGTGTTTAGCTTGTGACTGTTCATGCTTGTTGTTCATCCAAGTCCCAGCAAGATTAGCTACTGGCCCTACAATTGCACTAAATATATTCATAACCTTTTTCCTTATAATCTTTTATAGCAGCTTTAATAGCATCCTCTGCTAAAACAGAACAATGAATCTTTACAGGAGGTAAAGATAGTTCTTCTGCTATATCTACATTTTTAATATCTTCTGCTTCTATTAAACTTTTTCCTTTAACCCATTCAGTCAATAAAGAACTAGACGCTATAGCTGAACCACATCCATACGTTTTAAACTTTGCATCTTCAATCATTCCTTTAGGACTGACTTTAATTTGAAGCTGCATAACATCTCCACAAGAAGGCGCACCTACAATACCTGTACCAACTTGTTTATCCTCTTTGTCTAAACGTCCTACATTACGAGGATTGTCATAGTGATCCATTACTTTATCGCTATATGACATATTAATCTCTAAAGGTAGTAGTTCGTGCAACTAGTACAGGCTTACAGTATCCAGTTACTTTAGATTCCCTATCTTCTAATCGGTCTGCAAAGTAGCGACATCTATTAACATCTCTAAAGTGCATACCTTTGGTGTTGATTTCTTCTCCTTCTACAATTACTATTAGAAGGAAAGCCATAAGTCTCATTTAACTACCAATAAACCTAACAATAAAATAACAATAGCTAACTCAACTGCAAGTATTGTATGATAAATTGTCCAAATTATTGGGTATTGTCCACCTCTTCCTAACTTCTTCTTTAATAACTCCATATCCAGGGCCTTGGTCTTGTTGATGAATTGTCTATGATATCTAGATGTATAAACCTAGAGTTCACTTGTCCTTTTTGATTGATACCAATCCCTGTGAAACCAGCCTTCAGAGCCTCTTCTAAGAGCGTCAGAGCCTTTTCTCCAGTTACATGGATATCCATAGCCTTTCCAGTTACATGCGCTCCAGGCGTTGACTTACGCTTTTCTATTGGATGCTGCTCACATCTGTATGCACTTGAGACTACGAATGGAAACCCTACTGCTTCTCGTAGAGCTTCTATCTTCTTTATAAATTCATCATCAATAACAAGATTACCGCAGTGCGAACACTTTAGTTCATCTTCTGTAAAATACTTATACACTAGCTTGCCCTTGTAATTTCTTGCCAAGAGCTGATACTACAAGTCCTTGACGATCTTCAATATCTATGAAGGCTCCTCCAGCTTGTTCACTATATGGTCTGCCTGTCATCTTATCTATTCTTTCATCAGGTTCTACAGGAGCATTAGGTACTAAAGCAAGTCCACCTTTATCTTTTTTAACTTTAACTTTTTCTTCACCATGTTTATAGAAAGGACTAAGACCTGCTTTAATAAAAGGCATTGCATGTTTGGCTGCTGTATCTACAATTTGTTTTTCTATAGGAATTTTAGTATTAAATCCTTGTCCACCTTCCATATTACGCATGTATTCTAGAGCTTCTTCAGTTTGTCCCGGTACAAGTGTTGGTATTAAAAATTTTTTACCGTCCATTTCAATAGTAGTAGAAAACTCAGTCATTATTTCGCCTCTACTATTTGTCATCGGGCCTAAGAAACCATGTTCATCTTTTCTAGTACCATCAAGTCTAAACATACTAGGATGATCACTGCGTCCTCCTTGTGCTTTCTGTAAGCGTGATTTAATTAGTCCTCCCTCTGCTCTACCTGAAGGTCTATCTTCTGTAAACTCCCAATCCATACCTTCTGCAAGAGCTTTAGCTTCTTTACCAAAAGGCGCACGAATAATATATTGATGTGCTGCTCCTTCAAAATCTCCTTCAGCTAAATTCTGTGCAGCATAAGTTGTACCTGTAGCCATTTCACCTAACCAAGCATAGACAGGACTAATAGAATCTAAACTTTGTCGATAGGAAGCACCACTCCAAAGTCTTGAAGTCTTATCAACAAGCCAGTTAACATTACCAGAATAAGGAACGACTCTTGCAAATTGCTCTGAACTAACCATCTTTTCTGCAAAGCTGTCATAATCTTTATTGCTTTCACTTTCCATTGTAGGATCATTTAAGAAATCTCTAAATGTTAGAATGCCATCATAAAGTACTAATGTACCTAAAGCTCTTACAGCTAAAGCAGTATCACCATCTTCTATTCTCTTAACTAAAGCATTTAACTGACTTGTTTTAGCCATTGCCCAAGACATAAATTGTGCTAAAGATTTTATATGTGGATTTCTAGATTGAGCAAAAGCTCTACGATTACTTAGTTGTGGAATAAGTGCATCTCTATCAGCAGCTCTTATACCCATTCTATTCAATAGTTCTTTACCAGAAGGATCTGCAAAAGCAGCATCCACATTATCAAAACCAGATAAATATTTAGCCATATCAGCCGTCATCTTATATTGTTCGGCTTGACTAATTAAACTTGAAGATGGTTTCTTGGATATCTTTTTAGAAAGGTTAAAGGCATCTTCAATACCAGCATTATAAGCATACCGTCTAGCAAATGTAGTTAGTTGTGTAAGACCTATTGTTTTAAAAAATTTCTCATTTACTTTTCTAGTATATCGTTGTGTCCTAGAATGTGGTTTATCAATTGTAAAGTACTGTCTAAGTTCTTCTACCGTAATATCTCTAGTATCAAAACCAGAAAGAGATGCAAAATCTTTTTCTCTATCTGTTTTAATGGCTCTACCTAATCCTTTTATAGCAGAAAAAGCTCCACTGTTTTGAAAGGGTTGTATAATATCACCTAAACTAGAGATCGTTGCTTTAGGTAAGAAAGTTAAGTTAGCCATTGTTGAAACAATACTATAAAAATTATTAACAATTGTATTATTACTATACTCATCAGCAGCATGAAGTTTTCCAAAAAATAAATCTACACTATCATGTATAGCTTTTATTTTTCTATTTCTTTGTTTCTTTAAAAAATCTACTTTATTATAATCATTAGCTTCTGTTGCTACTTTTATTAAAGGATCATACTCAGCTACAATAGCTCTTTTAATTGATGTAATTCCTTCTCCTTTTGATCCAAACCTACGAGAAAATTCAATTTTGTCTGTATTATTTTCTACATACTTTTTTAAAAGAACAGCAGGATCACGAACTAAAAAATCTTTTATTTCTTTTCTAGCACCAGGAGCTTTAAAAGTTCTATCTCTTTCCACATTTGCAGCTAAGTCAACCATAACTAAATCAGGATCTGTATAATCCGCTTTTGATCCAACTTCCCAAGATTTGTTATTTCCAGCACTAGGTTTACCATAAGTAGCAAAGTTTTCTACTATCGTATCTGCCTTTGCTCGTGCTACCTCTTCCGCTGACATACCTGTTTTAGCAGTAACACCCTGTTTTAAATAAGCTTTTGTAAATGCTTGTTTAGCAAGTTCTGGATTCTTTAAAATTTCATCTACATCGTAGATATGACTTAGCCCATAATTTAATAATTTTTTACCTTCTAGTCCTGCGTTATCTATAGCGTCTGTGAAATAATCGTTGCTATATTTTTTTGCCCAATCTCCATAACTAATAACTTGTTGCATTTGGGTAGCTGAAAGTTCTCCTTGCTTAACTTTATTTTTTAAATCTTTTTTAAAAATAAATCCATTAGCATAATCTGTTGCTAACATACGCAAAGGTAACATGTCTTCACCGTTTAATTGATGAGCTATTGTAGCTTTATCAATTGCTAACCAGTGTTGTTGTATAACATTAGATACAGTTTCTTCTACCGAAGGTGCGGCTGTTCCTTTTAAATTAAATCCTTTTTGAGCAAATAACTGTTTATTAAAATCGTTAACTACTCCCCCTAAAACTTTCATAGCAGAACTATGTGACCCTGCAAAGGCAAGATTAACATTAGCCCATAGATTTCTACGTTGGAGATCTTTAATTCCTTGTAAGCTAATTTCTTTAGAAGCCGTTGACATATCTGAATTAATAATTTTTTTAGATAATTGCCCACTAGCTGCTCCCAAAAGAGCAAACACTGCTGGACTTACTGAGTCATCTTCAGTTATAAAGTTATTAGTTACTCCTATACTATATCCTGTAGCTGCTCCAATTAAAGGGCGTGTAATAGCTCTGGCAAACGTATTTCCATTTAATATATTATCAGAATCTAAACCTTCAATTATATTTAAATATCCATTTGTTAAGCTATCTCCAGCTTCGTGATACTCTTTAACTAAATCATCAATAGTTTTATCAGCTTCTGCTGCTGCTTCTAAAGCTTCAGGATAATTATTTTCTATATACTTTAAAACTCTTGGATGATCCTTTTTAATAGGAGCAGTTGTATTTAAAGTTACTGAAGAAGCACTAATAGTAGGCGTTTCAATTTCATCAACACCTGGAAAAGATATACCAGCATCCTCTAATTGTTTTGTCCAAGCGGCTGGCTGACTTTTAGGACTAGCATTTAAAGTAGATGTCCATGTTTTAGACCAGTTATAACTTTCATCTACATTAAACCCTGTATAATCCTCTCCAACCCACATCCATTTATGATGCCAAATGCTATTACTAGCTTTTCCTTTTTTCATTCCTCCTTTAGCAGTATAAGACCACGTTTTACCTACCCTTGGTTCAGTAGCCGTATCAAAATCAGGAGCTTCATCAAAACGTATTCGTGCTGGTTTTCCTTTCTGTGCTTTTTCATACATTAAAGTATTAAAGGAAGCATCCTCTGGTAGTTCTTTAATAGCTTTGTTATATAAATTCTGCAAAGTTTTAGGCATCTGTTCAATATAATTTTTATGAAAATAAATTTGATTGCCTATAATTTTTCCTACTGGATTAGTTTTGTCACCTCTCTTATAAGAAGTACCTTTAGGATTTTTAAAAACTTCTCTACCATTTATTACATTAGTTGGTACAGAATCATCAATTATTGTTGAAATATTATCTGGTATAAAGGTACTATCTTTAGTAGCTATAATAGTATTTCCTTTTCGTTGTACATTTCCCTTACCGAAAACACTTTCAATTAAAGGCATATAGTCTTCAAGAGGCTTATTATTTTGCCAACTGGTAGGATCTTTCTTACTAGAAGGGCCTGGAGCTTTACCTTTAACACCTGCATAAACTGAAAAGAAAGCTTGCTTACCGTCTTTAAGAGCATCATGCGCTTGTTTAATAACTAGACTTTGATTACTTTCTTCTTTTATAGTATTTAAAACATTAGCATTTATAACACCATCTACTTGTCCACCTTTAACTTTACCAGCCACTTCTATATTATGTTCTGCTGTTCGATTAAAAGGATCATAAACTAAATATTCAACGCCCTCTTCTGTATAAACTGTTTCAGCTTTAGTAGCTCCACCATCTTTACCTGCACCACCTCCAATATCAAGAACTCTATCGCCCTCTTTAAAAGTTCCATCCTTTCGTAATTTTGTTATTAAGGCTGGAAACTTATTATAATTAACAACTGTATTTTTAGAAGTAAATTCTTGTTTAGGAACAAACCATACATCATCTTCTAAGTTTCTTAATGCCTCATCCATTTTAGCTAGTTCTTCTAGTTCATCAATTTGACTTGTAGACGCTCTAACCGCATCTTCATTTGTAATTAATGCCGCAACTCTTTCTTTTAGCTCATTAAAGTCTTGTTTAGCTGCTCTAGCTTCTTTAATTCTTTTACCAAAAACAGGAATATTATAGAGGGCTGCAACAAGAGGACTATCTTCAGCATCTGCTTGTTCAAAAAATTGTCTAATAGTTGCTGCCTCATCTGGTGTAACTTCAGAAGAGTTAATAGGTTCTAAATCTTTTTTTGTACCATCTTGAAATTCTATTGTTTCAGGACGAGAAGCTTCTGATCCTTCTGGTAAAGCCTCTAAATTATCTAAGGCTTCATCATCCGCATCTACACTTTGTTTTGGAGGAACAGTAGGTGTTTCATCACTAGGCAAGTCTTTTACTGCCTTACGAGTTGGGCCTAAAATATAAGCAGGGATCGCTCCCAAACTAAAATATAAAGCAACTTCATTAGCTCCTATCTCTCTATTATTTATAGATGCATTAAGAGCTTCATCAGCCGCTACTAGACTACCTATTGCAGCACCTTGTTTAGCTCTACCAAATGCTTTAGCTGCAAATGATGCAGTCTTAGCAGTTGCACCAATTCCTCCTAGTCCTGGAACTGCATAACTAAGATCAAGAATTTCTCCAGTTCCTTCACCTACTTTAGCCAACATAGATTTTTTACTTCGTAAAGGTAAATCATCATAACGTCTAGCGAGTCTTGCGTTTTCTTCACGCTGTAGTTCTTTAACATCAATACCTTTTATTGCAGCAGTGGCTTTTCTATGAAGATCACCAATAAACCAAGAAGATTTATCTAGTCCATATTGGAACTGCCTGAGTTTACTTCCTTCATATTTAGTAGCATCTATTTCTTCAAGTGTAAGATTGTCTTCGACCTCTTGCATTCTATCAAATTCTTCTTGAGGAGCTATTAGTTTTTCCATTATGCTTTATTCCTGCGTAAATAATCTGCTACAGTACCTTTTGCATTTTTATGGTAGCTGTTATAATGCTTCTTCCAATATTTACCCCTCTCTTGTACTGTATTAGGAATAGGATCTTTCTTCATAGCATAAGCTAAACGTGCAAAAATAACTGCTTTAGTATCATCTTTTAAATCTTCATACTTTATAGCTCTAGGATCAAACCCAAACTCATCTATAATAGTCTGTACAAATTTAGTAAGATATTGAGGAACACCTTTACTACCTTCTAGGCGTTTTTGAATATCATTAAAACGCACTTCATCTAATTGTACAGCACTAAAACTTCCTCTTAATCCAGTTTTAGGATCAGTATACATAGTATAAGTATCTGGATGTTTACCCATTGCAGATTCAATATTAATTGTTTCAGTTAAAAGTTCTTCAAGATTAGCTGTTGGCCCTACTGTAGAACTTACTTTTTTAATAATTGATCTGATATCAGAAGGATCAGCTAATAAAGAAGATGCATCTGCTTCAACAGTAGTTTCCTCTACAGGAGCTAGTGTTGGTAATAAATTATCAGGAAGTATTTCAAAGCCTTGACGTAAGAAAGCTAAAGCTTCTTCCTTTGATCCAGATACTCCAAGCACTCCCAAGCCTGGCAAATCTATATTATTAACTAATGAGTTAACTTGCATATTAGCTTCTCTTAAAGAAGCAGGTAATCCTTGCATTGCGCCTCTTTCGTAATTACCTAAATAATTTCTTTGTTCGTCAGGACTATATAGTATAGTTGAACTACCATATTCTTGTTTGACCTTATTTTCTACGCTTTGCAAAGCAGCAGACATAGTAAGTAAATGTTTTTGTTGAGCATCATTAAGATTATCTAGTATGTCATTAAACGTAATGTCACCACCTTTATTGCTTCCAAAACGAGTGACATCCAACTGTCCAGAACTACCTGTAAATTTAACTGTTAATGGGCCAGAAGTATGTTGTATTGTAGGAACCTGTTGTGTTAGTGTTCCCTTTGAAGTTTTAATAAGAGGATTAGCTTGTGGGTTGTTACTAGCAAATACTAAAACATTAGTTCCTTTATGAGCTAGTTTTCTTAAAGATGATCCTGTACCAGCTTTTGTTTGTATTATACTTTGATGTACTTTAGATAATATATCCTGCATATCATCTGAATCTAAATAATCTGGATCAGATGGTGACTGAGGTTTAATATCAGCATCAACTTGTGCTGCCATAGAATCATCATCAGGTACAGGAGCTTGAGAAAGATCTTCTTCTACATCTTTACGCTCAGCCCATGTTAAATAACCAGAGAAGTCTATTTTATCATCTGTTTTAAACCAGCCAACAATAGGCCAACCTTTATATCCTTCAGTTTTAATTTTTTCTAGATTAATATCTAATAACTTTAAAGTTCTCCATGCAGCTAAACTACGCTGTACGCCTAACTTTGCTTCTGTATTATTAACAGTAGCACCATAGATAGAATCTAAAGCATTAAAATTAATAGTACCATCATCGTTTAAACTATTAGTTGTTATCTCAGCAGCCACTTGACCTATAGATCGTCTAGTTATAGCATTTAAAGCTTTTCCAACTATCTCGTCTACTGCTTTTAAATCGGCTCTTTTTTCAGAACTAGTACTTTCTTTTTCTAAGTCGAAAGAAAGTTCTTCATAAGTTTTCTCATACCCTTTATTTTTTAACAAGGCATTTCTAAATTCTTTTAAAATTGGTTGCGCTTCATCAAGCATATTTATTTCATCAGAAATATAATTAATTTCGACTGTAGAGTCTCCTTTAATTCCCCATGCATAGCCTTCTAACATACGATTGTTTACTTGTTGATAAGTAGGAAGTGGGCCGTCTGGATTTTCTCCTTTTAACTGATTAAATACTTTATTAAATTCTTTATTAAACTCTGGATTGGCATCTCGTGCTTCTTCAAATGACTTATAAAATGCAAGTGTAGAAGCATTATTGTCTGTAGTTAAAGAAGCTAATCTATTTAGCTCTGTACCCGGTTTATTTATTAAAGCAACCACTTTTTGATCTATATCTGCTATAGGTGTACCTTCAATACCATCTGTTAGCTCTGTAATAAACGAATTAAATTTTTTGTCTGCGGCAGCTTTAACACTTGGATTATCTGAGCCTTGCTCAAAAAAAGTTTTAATTGTATCTTTACTTAATCCAATTTGAGATAAGGTTGCAAGCACTGCTTGTTTTTCTACGTCTTGCTTTGTTTGCCTACGAAAAAATCTTGTAACTCTTTTACCTAATGCATCTAATAAACCTGTTGAACTAGGATCATTAGCTTGTGCATATTTCATCATTGACTTTTCATCTACCCAAGTACTAGCAACTTTCTCTTGTTTTAAAAACTCGTCTGCATCTTTTTGTGAAATAGCATTAAGAGAGTTAATAATAGGACTAACTCCAGTTTCAGGATCAACAGTACTTGTAATAAACTTAGCCCACTCTGATGGCTCATAGCCTTTTAAAGTTCCTCGTTGTATCAAAGCGTTTTTAAGACGAGGTAAATTATCTTCTGTAAAATAAGCTAGAGTATCTCCACCATGATCTTTATTAATTTTTTCTCGTCTAGCCTCAAGTTGTTCTTTTTTAGACCTTAATGTTTCTATCGTACTTAATGTTCGTAAGCCTTCAGGATTTCTAAAAAAGTTATCTATAGGATCTCTAAAAGGAGCATTGATTATATCACTACCTACTTCTAAGGCACTACCTGCTACTTCTCCAACAATAGCACCTTTTATCATGTCAGCATAACTAGGTCTATGCCTATTATATCTTCTTTTTCTAGCTCGACTAGATGAAGCTAGTAAACTACCTAAAGGATTATCTGCCATTATGTATTCTCCTGTGGCGCAGCTAATAAGCTTGTTGCTTGTTTTAGTTTAGATATAATTTCGGGATCAAGAACTTCTGAAGGTTCTTTATCTAAGTCTGCTGTTCCTGCTTGTTCCATAGCAAGATTTAAATCAAATTCATCTGGTACTCCATCTCTTTCTTCATCTGTTAACGTATCGTCTTCTTCAGGTCTTACTATTACAGGATCAAACATTTCTACATCTGTAATATAAAGCAACATATACGCAACAGGTTCAGCAAGTAACAACATTAAATCTGGATTAATCTTACCTTCAACAAATGCATTGAATAATAAAACTTCTGTTAAATCCATAATAGGAAACTTAAATCTTAAAGCAGTAACAATTTGAGGATAATGATCTTCATCAACTATTAAAGAAAAGAAATAATGTATTGCATCATCAATATCTGTATACTCAGGTGATCCTTCAAACGGTAAAGGATTAGCTGGATCATTAGTTAAGGATTGTCCAGGAACAGGTCGTTGAAACGAAAACCTATTATTTTCATAAAGATCTATATCTTCTTGTGCCATAATTTATATTACCTACAAATAGTTAACCAACAAACTGACCCATACCTGTAGAGGCAGGACGTAAGGCTCTTACAGTATTCGCAAAAATTCCTTGGCCTGGAGGAGCAAAATTAGCACCACTCATTTGCCAATCAAAATCTCGTCCAAGACCTATTGTTTGCATCATTGCCACATTAGCAGGAAGTTCTGCCGCATCTGTAATAGGTGTAGAAAACCCCGATGTTCTATCTACGATTGTTGGAGTTTCTGGATACTCATATTCTGACTCACCAAAAATTTGATTTTGAATAGCTTGATTTACTACAGAACTAGGAATTTGTGCCATACCTTCCATTGTCCTTTTACCTAAAGCTTGTGGAGTATATTCACCTTTAAAGTCTGTCCACCACTTTTCAGCCTTGTCTCTAAATCCAACTTTATCACCAGTATCAGTAAGATCAGTACCTGTATCTGTACCTGTACCTGTACCAGCAGCAGCAGGGTCAGAAACTATGTCATAAGTTTCACCTCCTCCTACAGTCATACGATTTGGATCATAACCTGTAGCTGTACTTGTTTTATCTGTATATTCTAAAAGATTTTTAGTTGGATCTTCTACAGGAGGCTCGTAAATACCTAATCTTTCATTATCATAATTTTCTGAATATTGTTCTGCTTCCCATTTAGTATTAAAAGCTACTTCATCTTGTGGAGAACCACCAAGCCATTTACCTGTTGTAGTTTCTTTAGCATAAGGAGATGCTCCTTCCACTCCTCTATAGGTTTTTCTATGTTTATCTAAACCTATAGCTGTTTGATGTTGTCCAAAACGACTACCAAATGTTCCAGAGGCTAATTCTGCTTGATATTTTGCTGTACTTGTCACCATTTCAGTACCAAAATTTGTCCAGTTAGTAGTTAATTTAGTCCAACGATCTCCAGGAATCTGAGAAACTTTCTCTAAAAATCCTCCTTTACCTGCAAAATTACTAGCTCCTTTAGCAAACCACTCTTTCATTTTAGTTGGGCCTACTTTATCAAGACCAACTGATTTACCGATAAATCTTACAGATTCATTTATGAAATCACTAACTGCTCCAGTAACATTAGTAACTGTACCAGATACTGCTTTTCCAAATGAAGCAGCTTTAGTCATTATATTACCCATACCAGAAATTAAAGGATTAGATGAAGCTAACATTGAGCCACTTAGTTTTAAATAACCTTGTGTTAATTTTGAAAACATGCCAGAGAAAAATTCTCCTATTCCGGGCAACATAATACTCATAGCAATAGTACCTAATGGCCCTATTTTATTCATAAATTTGCCTATCTTTTTAAAGACACTTTTTATACGCTTGCCTATTTTCTTAAAAACCTTTTTAAAAGGTTTTAAAACTCCACTGAGTATTCCCATACTTTAACTCCTATGCTCCATATCCAAAATCATAACCAGGAGATTTACCTTTATTAATAGCTTGTATTAATTTATATAAACTATTAGCTACTTCTCCAGCTTCAGAAGGCTTTTCAAGCATTCCACTATTAGCCATTGCATTTTCAACAATTCTTGCAGCTCTATCTTTATCATTAGTTGCAATCTGTACAGTATGTGTAGCTGCATCTCGTAACTGTTGCCATACTTGAGCTAATGCAGCATTTTGTAATGCAAAAGCATTCTGCACATTAATTTGATTTGATTGATTTGCAGCCGCTGTATCTACTGTATTAGCTTTTCTACGCCATTCAACATTAGATTGTTCAACTGCTTGAGCATTGGCAGCATTCCACTGATCTTTTTGAAAATCTATTTGACTATTAAATTGTTGCATTTGAATAGAATTAGCATTTTCAAGTTGATCAGCCTTTAAAGTTTGATTAGAATTAAATTGTGCCATTGCATTTTGTTGAGCTACATTTTGTAAATCCATTTGACTTACTAGATTTGTCATAAATTGATTTAATTGATTTTCAGATGTAGCATTAAACTGTTGTGCAGCATTATCAAAAGATTGATTAGCTAATATTTTTTGTTGCATTTGCTGATTCTCTAAAATTATAGCTTGTTGATCAGCATTTAAATTAGCCAAATCTAACTGTAAAAAAGACTGAGCATTTTGCATAGCTATTTTAGTTCGTTGATCTACTGCGGCTAAATCTAAATTAGCTAACGCAGTTGCATCTTGCATAATTGCTTGTTGTTCAGCATTAAAATCTGCCATTGTCATTGTTTGCATAAACTTACTATTAGCTAATGTAACTTGTTGATCAGCACTAAATTGCGTTAGATCCATGTTGGCAACCATACCAGCATTTTGTATAGCTTTTTGTTGATCTACATTTAATTGTGCTACTCCTAATCGTTCAGCAATTTGACCTTGTAAAAGATTTGTTTGCATTCTAGCATTTAAGTTCGCTAATTCTGCTTGCTGTTCTGCTCCTATACGTTCTGATTCTGCTTGATTACGTGATGTTAAATTAGCTAGACGCATCTGTTGTTCATTAGTTAAGTTAGCTAATTCCATTTGTTGTTTAAATTCTGCATTTTTAGAAAGAAACTCAGCAGCTATTTGATTTTCTTGCATAAGAGCTTGTTGTTGATTACTCATATTTTGAGCAGCTCTAGTTTGTAATGCTTGAGCATTAGCTTGTGCAATAGGATAAGCACTTTGAATAATAGAATTAAAAAGTGCATCTCTTCCAACTGTTGAGACTTCTAAACCTCTTTGAGCCATCATAGAATTAACGGCTGCTACTGCTGGCCTAGCCCATGTTGGAATCTTATCATCTTCTAAGCCTTCTAATAATTTATCCATTTGTGCTGAAACAAGAGCTTCTTCAGGTAGCTCTGCAACTGCTGCAACTATTGCAGGTTCAGTAACATCTAAAGCTCCTGGATTGTCTGTTGCTGTAGCGGCTGCTTGAGAAGATAAATTTGAATTTTGAGATAATGAACTAGCCGCAGGATTTGTCATTGAAGTTTTTAACGAATCCATTATTTGTTTTCTAGTAGATCCAAAACCAAACGTATCTACAATTTGTTGGGCTTGAGCATCATCTGCGGCTGTATTAGTAATAACAGCACGAGTAGCTTTTTCTGCTTCTTTGGTTGGAGATATATTTATTGCTGATCTAAATGTAACTTCAGGAACAAACGAAGCATCAGAACGTGTTAATGTAGCACTAGGAGTTTTAGCAGCTTCTTCTTGAGCAGTATCTCTTCTTGCAGCCTCTGTTGTGCCTGTAGTTCTAATTTCAGAAACATCTGCTTGTTGAGTTAAACCTGTTTGTTGTGCTGCTGTAATATCAGCAGTTTCTGAAACACTTACAGGTGTCCATTCTTTTGCTGTAATAGTATCAGGAGTAGTTGTAGTCTCTGCTGATTTTGTATAATCACCCATACCAGAAGTAGAAATATCTCCATAATCACCTGTTAGCTTTTGGACATTTTCAGGTTTTGTTATTGTCCAAGGAGCTAATCCTCTCCAAGTCATTATAGGCTTACCTTCTGCATCGTACATAGGTTCGCCAGTTTTAGGATCTAATTTAGGAACTGGAGTTCTACTAATTAATCGTTCTGGAGACATTTGTGAAATATCCGAACCTGCCATTTGACTTAATTGAGCAGCAGTTTGAGGATAATTAGAAAGAGGACTTACTCGTTGACGAGTTCTATCATAAGAAGCAGCAAGTTCAGCTTGACTTACCTGTTGATTAGGATCTTCAGGAGAATTTGCAGGAACCCAAGCTGTACCATTCCATACTTCGTAATAAGTTATCATACCAAACTGAGAAGGTACATTAACTGTTCTTGTATCTCCTACGTTTGGAGTAGTTTCTCCTGTACCATCTCCAGTACCTGTACCATCTCCAGTACCTGTACCATCTTGTACGCCTGTAATACTATCTGTTGGAAAATTATTTTTAAACCAAATTAATTCAGGGCCACTTAAAGTACCCTCTTTAAATCTATTGTACATAGAAACTATATGTCTATATGGAGCAGCATCAGGATTATTAGGATCAGTCCATATAGCATACTGATCTTTCATTCCTTGGGTAGCAGTAGGATCATTATCTGTTATTTTATTTAAAATGTGTATAAAGTTATTATCATCTTTACCAAATGGATCATTTGGATCATCTCCACTATACCACCAAGACGGAAGTTCTGGAGGTTGAAATACTCCAGGTCTTTCATCAGGTATTTCAGGATCATCAAGAGGGGGAGGAGGAGGTCTATCTCCTGCGGCAGCTTTAGCATCTGCGGCAGCTTTAGCATCTGCGGCAGCTTTAGCATCTGCGGCAGCTTTAGCATCTGCTGCTGCTTTAGCCGCTGCTTCTTCATTTATTTTTCTTTGAAGTTCTGCTAATCTTTCTTGTTGTTTAGCTAATTGTTCAGGCGTACTTGTAATATTTTGAGAGCTGCCAATACCACCAACACCTATACCACCAACAGCAGCACGTTTACGCTTCAAAGCCTTTGTAACTGAACGATTATTACGCTTTTTTCTTTTTTTAGCCATTATTAATTACCTTGAAATGTATAAATAAGTGCCGTAGCACACACAGTTATTAGTATCCACATGAACCTTTCTGACATTTTAATAGAGCTTGTATTTTTAGATACTTGACTCTGTAATAAAAGAAGATCATCTTCTTGTTCATCTGCTCTATACTCTAAGCGTTTAACTCTATTTGTTGAAGCTATTAAACGCTCTTCTATTCTTGCCACAGTTGTAGCTGCTTCTGAAAGCTTATCAATTTTTTCTTCAATTCTGTCCAATCTTACACTATCCATTAGTTAGGCCAATCTTGTCCTGCCATTACTGTTGCCAATGCATCTACATCTGCTGCATTAGCTATTGCTGTTTCTAGTCTTGCACATTCTGTTATTACTGCTGCACGATAGGTAGCTGTTGCGCTTGGTATTGCTACATCACGTTCGTATTTTCTAATTACCATCCAATCTGTTGAGGCTAATAGCTTGTTTGCTATCTCTTTAACTTCAGCAGTTATTATAGTTTTTAAACCTTGGCTAATTATTTTTTCGCTAGTATCAACCATTTTATTTGTATCTTCATCCCACTCTTGAACATATAGTTGATTACCGTCTTCATCTTTAGCGTCTTCATCTTCAATGGCTTTAGCAGTATTTGTATACTGTTGCGTAGGTACTCCATCTACTAACTCTAAATTTTTTGGGGCAACATAGTAATACTTTGGGTCTTTACGTTCACCCTGCACAATATCCATAACACCTTCAGCGGTTTTAAAGTCTGCATTGGCTACACCACCTGCAAAAGAAGTATTAGGGAATAATTGTTTTATGTTTCCTGTTGCGGTTATTGCACCGTCTTTTACTATTGCATACATTTGTTACCTCGCATTTGAATATTTAAATGGTGATTCAGCAAAAGCCATATACATATAATAGCCACCACTTGTATTTGAAGAAGCATTAGTTGACCTAATTTTAAAACCATTAGATAAAAAGTCCCAAGCATATGAATCATGTGCTTCACCTTGGGCTGTATAATCTGCCCAGTTTCCAGAGGTTGCTGGATTATTTGGATCTAATGCATCATTAAACATCATCCAATGATTAGTACCGCTTGGATTCATTCTATGAAACATAACCCATTGAGGTTTAAAACCTGTATATATAAATGGGCCATTAGTAGATCCATTTCCATAATAAGCTCCAAAGCTTGAAAAACCTTCTACTTCATGCCACGCATAACAAATAAAGTTTTCTCCATCATCATTTATTTGACTAGCATTTCCTAAATAAATATAAGTAGAATCAGGATCAGTAGTACCCATATAATAAGAACCTGAATAAGCGGCAGTTGTATTTAATGCCATTGTAAAATCATTAAATCCATGTACAGTTCCACCATGCATCATCCAATCACCAGCAACATGCCAGTCATCTGCATCACTTAAATTTTTAATCCATATTGTTGTGGGAGGACTACTTAATCCATGATTTAATTTAGTATGTTCTGTATTTGAAATTTCATCATTTGAACCGACATATTTTATAAGACTAAAACCTGCATCTGTATTAACTGAACGTGAACTTTGATTTATTCTACTTGTTCCAGAACCAGATTCTGCAACATCTGTTGTAGTAGCACCACCAGCTTTCCAGCCGTGAGCATAATATGTATAACTACTATTATTATATTCGGTACTGCTTCCAGCAAGATTAAATCCGTCTGAAGCAAACGCTGTAAAATTAGCAGATTGATCTTCTCCAGCGGTAGTTTGGTCTGACTCCACAACTAATGTATTTCCACTAACTACATCCTGTAACTTATGATTGGCAGTAACACCTTGAGCATTTATCCATACCAAATCGGCAGCGAATCCCATTCCAGTAATATTATTTGTACCGCTATTACCCGAATAAATAATTGTATTGATATGCTCTTTACCTTTTTTAACTGTTGGAGTAGGTAGGTTTTTGGTGCATAACGCTTTAAAACCAGACGGTGGGGAGTAGAAGAAATTACCTATCCCTGCTCCGTCTGCGTTGCCTCCTGCTGTCTTGTAATTAGAAAAAGTGCCATTTTGTCCAAAATTCATAATTACGTATGAGCGATGTACATTATCGCTACTTGTTGCAGTTGCCATATATATTCCACTATCCTCATTAAAAGTATGTGCTGCGCCATTTGAACCAGCCGCAGGATCTCCAGAATTTAACCATGTAATACTTGAGCCGCCATCATAACCTACCCAGACTTTATCGTTATCTATATCAATGGCTAAAGCAGTAACATACGAAGTAGCTGTTAAGCCTGTGTCTTGGTCAAGCGATGATCCTCCATCATACAAGTCGGCTGTGTTTCCGTATAAGTCTAAATTTAAACCTGTAGTGCTGCCAAATGTAGTAACTAATTGAGATTGATTAGGTATAATTAATCCAGTTGGCCCTTGTTTACTAATTCCAAGCTGTGCTACGTTTCCTGATCCAGCTTGTACACCTGCTAACATTTCAATATACCATTTGCCAGAAGTGGGTAATATAAATGACGCAAAGTGATTACCATAATTACCACTACTATAAGCAGCACCTTTGATATTCAAAGTCCCTTGTCTTAATTCAGAAACAGTTGTGTTGTACGGTTCTAATGGATTTACAATTGGAAAATTGTTAGTAGGTGTATCAAGCAGTATGTCTCCATTTGCTAGACCACCGTTTAGCGTATAATTATTTCCTTCTCCAGAACTATCTGTGCCGATGGCTCCTGATGCAAATTTTAAATAAAAACCATTTGTACCATATTCAGAACTGGTAAATGCTGTTTTCTTTGGAATCCATTGTCCTGTAACAGAATCGGTTTCTCCAAAATCTGTTGCGGCTTTAGCTGTTCCATCTAACAAATAAGCTTCTGCTACAAGACCGTCCCAATGATACAAACCAGTATCCCCAGAACTTGCTTTATAAGCTCCAATAGCATGCCAATTTGTATTATTAATCATGGTGTCAAAATTTAAACTTGGATGGTTTGGGCTACCCCAATCTGTTACTTGACTGCCATTTAAATAAACTTTAACCCTATCTGTTTCTGTTGATTCTGTAGTGTCACAAATAACTACAATATGATACCAAGCCGCTAAATCACGTAATAAAAAATTACTGTAATAACTAAAATCATACGAGCCTCCATCCCAACCACTAACCTGAAGATGATCTCCTTGCATTCTTATAAATGTTTCATTTCCCCCATAAATAGAAGAAGCAAACAAATAAAAATATCCAGATGCAGCATCACTACTATCGTGTTTAGTTCGCTTGAACCAGCAACTAAACGTCCATGTTTTTCTATTTCCTTCAGAACTAGGAGTTCGATATAACAGGGCTGAATCTCCTTCATCAAGCACAACAGACTGTTTTATTTCGTAGGCTTTACCACCTGAAGCAGAAATAAGTTTTTGTGCGGCTCTACTCATTTATTTTAAATCCTGACCTGCTGTAAATCCGTACCAAGTTGTTCCACCGTCTGAGGTTGCAAATACAAAGAAATCATCTGCTCCACTAGAACTACTAATTGTAGGTGCTGTTCCGTCAGCCCAATCAACTGCACCCGGCCATGTAACTGTTCTGGCACTTGAGTCCTGTATCAAGTGTAGAATAAAAGAATATCCTGTGCCACTTGAAGGTGGATTAGAAAATGTAAAGGTAGTATTTTCTGTAAGTGTATGCTTAAAGTAATTACCGCTTTCACATGCTATTGTTGTAGCATTTGATGA